AATACTGCAGGGAATGTCTACCGCAGCAATGCGAGCTATGCTGGCGGTTTGGCGCCCGCTTGTTGCATCGTTTAGAATCGATTAATCCGCCCCGACAGGGGCGGTACTAAAAAAGAGAAATCTATGGAAGGAAGGTAGTACAAATGTTTAAGCATGTAAATCAAATGGAACAGTTGCGGAATGCAAAAGCTGAATTAACAAAATTAAAATCTACCGTTGGGGAGCTGCCACCTGTCGAAGTTATTGAGGGCGAAGAAGTAGAGCGAAAGACTATAGTTGGCGAGGTGGAGCAAACAAAAGCAGATTTAGATTATATATCAATAATGACAGGAGTTGATTTATAATGTTTGATAAAATTAAATATTACTATGAGCATGAGCTTTGGAGTATCCAAAGGGTTTGGAATGTTGTTGGCAAAAAAAATGGATTGACAGAGGAAGAATACCAAGAAATTACGGGGTTTGTTTATCCTGATAAAGAATAATTTAGGTTTGCATAAGGTTAATTATACGTATTAACTTAGGCGACAAATGAATAATTTAGAAGCGAAAGTAAAATTTGAAAGGGGAAAATACATGGATAACATGAATACTATAAAAACGACAGTATTAGGCGTTCTCGGCATAGTCGGGAGCGTAATTGCAAAATACTTAGGGGGGTGGGACGCAGCCTTGCAGACTTTAATTATTTTTATGGCGGTGGACTATTTCACGGGAATGTTAGTGGCGGCCGTGTTCCACAAATCGGAAAAGACTGTGAACGGAAGGTTAGACTCCCGCGCGGGATTTAAAGGGTTATGTCGAAAAGGTATGACCTTAGTTATGGTATTAGTAGGGTCATTACTTGATGGTCTTTCAGGTACAGACGTTATACGAAACGCGGTTGTCATAGCTTATTGTATAAACGAAGCTGTTAGTATTGTAGAAAACGCGGGAATAATGGGTTTACCGATTCCTTCTATTATTAGAAAAGCATTAGAGATTTTACAGAATAAAACAGAACAACAAGGAGTTGAATAAGATTGACATACTTAGTTATATTCGATTGGGGTCACGGTCTCAACACAGGGGGAAAAAGAACCCCTAATTTTCCTGACGGGTCTTTTATGAGGGAAAATGAATTCAATCGAGACGTCGGTCTTAGAGCATATAATCTTTTAGAAAAGCATGAAAACATAGACGTGGTGTTTACGACAACTGAGAAAAGAGATATAGATTTACCCGAGAGAGTTGACAGAATAAACGATTTATACAAAAAAACCAAACATCTATATGACAAAATAGTTTTGGTGAGTATTCACGCAAATGCTTCAAACAGTAAGAATCAGTGGGATAACGTTGGAGGTACAGCTACATTCTACTATACTTACAATGAAACTGATAAAAAGTTCGCTGAGGTTATTCAAAGAAATTTAATAGCTAAGACAGGTTTAGCGAGTCACCGGGGCGGTGTAGTTGGTGAGGAGTTCTACATAATAAAATACGCTCTTATGACAGCTTGCTTATGTGAGTGCGCTTTTATGACTAACAAAAAAGAAGCAGAGCTATTACGTACAGATGAGTTCAGACAAGCCTGCGCTGAGGGGATTGTGAACGGATTGCTTGAATACTTTGGAATCAATGATAAGAAAGAAGTTGATAATGTGAAAGTTGAATTTATCAAATATAAAAATGGCATGACCGAATTAAAGGGCAACCCTTTAGAATTAGGACAAAGAGTCGTTGATAAGAAAATTTGGGATATTACCGAATTTACTAATTGTACTAATGGCGTGTTCTTTGTATTACAAGGTAACGGAAAAACTCATCCTACAAGTATTTTATATGAAAATGGCATAACTTATCAAAGTGTTGCTAACCATTACAAAGACTTTGGTTGTCCTCAATCGGTGTTCATAATTTATAAAGACGGTAAAGTTGATATGAAACGTATCAAAAATCTTTCCGAACTTAACATTTCTAATGTTAGATTAGCAGTTGGAGGGTTAGGTTTAAGAAATACTCAAGACCCTAAGTTTTATTACTCCCCTGTAACGGAAGGTTTTAAGAAAGATTATACTCTAAAGGGTGAATTGAAAGACTTTTCAGACGTTTTAAGGAAAGCAAATAAGACGGTATTAGGTTATAATAAACGATTAAATAAATGTTATTTATTAACTGTTCCAAGTGTTACACATGGTGATTTAATTAAATTAATTTCAACAGGTGAAGAACCGTATGACATTGCTGTTAGTTTGGATGGCGGGGGTTCGACTTTTATGGATGCACTTGGCAAATATGTATTCCAAGGACAAAATTCAAGGCAAATTTATAACATACTAAGATTTAAATAGGAGGTAAAATGGATATAAACAATTTAATGATATTCGTAGCGGTTTTATTTGCGATATTTGCAATAACCGTTATTTTTTTAGTAATTTGTCTTAATAAAAAAGACAAGCAGTTTAGCGTAGAGAGAACAGACTATCTCAACAGGATTATGGCAAAAAACACACCTGAATATGTAACTTTAACAAAGTCAAAAGAACCTAAAATACTTACTGATGCTGAAATATTGGGTGATGATAAGTACAACGGAGTTCTTAATTAAAAATAAACCACGAAAGGTGGTGATGAAATTTGTATAATGACATATACGGAAAAATAAGCACTCCTTTACAATTTATGCAAGGTTTTGCTTATAAGCATTATGACGAAAAGAAGCCACGAAGACATAAAAGAAGATTGATTACCGAAACTGATAAAATTGCTTATGTAAAAAATGAATATGAGCGTAGGCGTATGGAACGTTTGTACTTTGAATTAAGGTGGCAATTAAATATGGCTTTTATCGAAGGAGAGCAATACCAGTATATTTGTAATATTACAAATGA